ATGTAAATCGTTCCTAAAATTCGTAAGTAATCCTTCCAGTTCGTTTTCGAATTTATGTTTCGTTAAACTGGCAAAAAATATATCGAGCTCACGAGCGAATCTTTCCTTTTTCGATTTAGCCAATTTGTCCCGACGTTCAAGTGCGTTATGGTACGCATTGAATTCGTCTTTCTTCTGGTTGAAAAATTCCGATTGTGCCGTTTTATTTTTTTCACTAAAGAAATCGGCAGCAAGCTGTACAAAGAAATTCTTTAAAATCGCTTGAAGTTGGCGATACGCTTTATTCTCAATAAAACCTTCGCGTCCGGCTTTCTCCACCAAACCGCTGTGTTCTCGGTCTGCTATTTCAATAGCACCGAACATTCGTCGATAAGAAAAGAAATATGTTGATGCTCGTTTCGAACGATTTTTTTCAATATCTAGAAAATCATAATCGGAGTCACCATACGGTAGAACTCGAATATTATCTCTATATATGTATAAACCTCCGAATTTATCTCCTTTGGCTTTAATTCTGGCATAATTTTCGACATCTACACGAGAACTTTTCAATTCTCCTTGTAAATACGCCAAGTTGATTTTAAACGGACCGCATTCGGTTTCTCTATAAGAGTTATCTCGCCAATTTACAATGTGATCGTATGTTTTTTCTCCATATATTTTTACTAATCCCTTGAATTGTCCGAATTCATCAAATTGCCCTTGAAAATGGTGATCTGCCAATTCAAATTCTTCCGTTGTAAAAAAATGTTCTTTATCTATAATGCTGACAAAACTTCCGTCGTTTGTCCTATAGTCTCTAAATGAAATGTCAACGACAGGAATAGGATGATCGGGAGTCATTGTATTGTGAAATCCCATCAACATTTTTTCGATTTTTGTAGCTTCGTCCGAATTGCCGTCTCCCTCTATATCGGAAATAATCGTATCGTAAACCGGGGAGATGAAAAATTGAGTTCCACCACAGCCATTGGTTAATTCAAATCCTTGTTGTAGTTGTAAGGAAAGTTGGTATGGATCAACTTGAAAAGATGTGATAGAACTTTTTATTTTTTCAAAATCCTTGTCATCAATAAGTCCTGTTTGGTTTAATTTATCAAGGGATTGTATTACTTCATTTTTAATACTGTCAATATCGGTAGCATTCGGTATATGAGAGTATTCTCTTACCGGAATAACAATATCCTCCAAGTTAATCCCCGGCAACTCGAATATCTCCCAATTAATGAAAGCCACAACAATATCATATTCTTTAGATCTTAATTTTGCTTTCGATACAATTAAGACCTGACTTCCTATTGATGCGATAGCCAATCTTCCTATACCTTTTTCTCCCATGATAGGACGTCTTGGCTTTGAAATGTCAATAGGAGGTAAACTGGTCTTTTTATTTGCTAATTTACTTTCGGTTCCGAGCGTAAGCCAACGAGTTTCGAATTCTTCTTTGGTCATGCCGAGACCGTCATCGCGTAATACCAGTAAATTATTATATCGGAGAAAATCGATATCGAACTTATCCGAATACGCATCATGTGCATTTTTTATAAGCTCGTTAATGGCTGTAGGGATACCGGCAATTTGTTGCCGACCCAATAAGTCGAGAGCTCTGGCTCGAGTTTTAAATTGTGCCATTGTTTTCCAGTGTTTTTATTGTTTCACCTAATCGTCGAGCATATTCTGGGGGAACTGCATTCCCTATCATTTTTGCCGTTTCTGTCATGGAAGAAGTAACAAAAACGTAATTTTTTGGAAAAGTTTGTAACGTGGCTCCCTCTCTAAGAGAAATTCCTCTATCTTCGTCAGGATGAGCAAATCTACCGTTTGATACACTTGTGAATCTAGTAGTTATGGTAGAGGCCGGCTTGTCCCATCTCATACGCCCGAATGTGTCTATAAAACAATCGTCTCTTCCTACAAAACATTTCAATTGCAAATGAGGAATATTTGCCCAATCGGAACGGCTTCCTCCGTCATGGCGAGTGTGGCGTAGTCTCTCCAAAGTTACGTCGGAGAGAGCCGCAACCGTGTGATTGAAATCGCTATTATCTCTATATCCGGCTGGGACGGTTGGAAACCCATTTTTTTCCCCGATAAAATCCTTTAGAACGGCTTGTCGGTTATCGGGAGGCGGGAGAGTAACATTATGATCGAGACGAGAAGCTATAAATGAAAATCGTTTTCTTGATTGAGGAACTCCGTAATAACTCAGGTCCAGTATATGGTAATCGAAATAGTATCCCAATTTTTGCATAGCAAATTTGAAGTCATGCCATACGGTATCTTTTTTGGTGAGAATTCCAGGTACGTTTTCTACCAACACGTAGCCTGGCATGTATTGACGGACGAAACCTAGAAAATCCATTAAAAGATTACGCGACAACAATGCTTTGTTTTTATCCGTATTGATAATACTGTAATATTGACACGGGCTACAACCGACAAGAATAAGTGATTCATCCCACGGCTGGACTCCAAAATGGTTTGTAAAGTAATTTAGGGGAAGCTCTGTTATATTTTCCCCTATGAATTTGGCCGGGCTATTATTTCGTTCGTAGGTTTCGCGGCATTTGAGATTGTTATCCACTCCCGCCAAAACGTCGATTCCAGCTTGTCGAAGTCCACAAGTCATACCTCCGCCGCCACAGAAAAAATCTATGGCTTTGAGTTTAGGTCTTGTAAACTTAGACGACATATCCTTCACCAAGCTAATATGAAACGGGGATAATGGCAATCCTGTTTTTTCTCATAGTCATTTCTTGGAATAATAATATACTGAAAATTTATTAAATAAAAATATTCAAGCTTTCTCCCACCTGTCCAGGGTTTCCACGTATAGAGCGGAGATTTTGCCGCCGTCCATGGGTTCGATGTCTCCGAAGGCAGGGTTGATGGGATGGAGGGTGTATTCCATTTTACCGGTTTCCGGGTTTTTCCTGCGGACCAGTTTTTTGAGCGTCACCCCGCGTTCATCATGGTATTGAACAATGGTTCCGGGTTTGGGGATAGGGGGGATGGTGTATTTTTTCATGATGACTACGGAGCCGTCCGGAATGGAAGGTTCCATAGAGTGGCCGTTCACGCGCAGCAGGTATTCCCCTTTTTCCAGTTCACGGTATAGCCGGATGTCCTGCGGGATGGTGTCTCCATCCGCCAGGTTGCCGGCGGCAATGTTGCCGATGATTCGTCCCTGGGCTTCCAAGACTGGTTCTGTAAATGTTTCTACTGGGGTAAATTTCTTACGAGCGGCTTCTTTTTCTTTGGCGGCGTTTTGAATGGCGGTATTGACGAATTCCAAGAAGGTTTCTTTGTGGGCTTTAGCGGCCTCACAGATGATGTCCCATTCTTCATCTGTGAAGTCGATGACGATGCGGGGAGAGGATTCGGCTTCTCCGTTCATTAGTTTTTGGAGCTGAAGAACTGCATAAGCAGGGAATGCCCCTCCGGGAGCAAGCCAGTTGTCTATGGTTCTTTTAGGCGTGTTGAGTTTTCCCGACAGCCAAAAGCGATCTTTGCCTATAGTTTTGAGCCATTTTTTTACGTCTTCTTTAGTCGGCGTCATACGTTGATTTTACGCACATTTCATGAAAAGTCAACCTATTGATTAGAAAATATCACGCATAAATCATGAAATACGTGTTGACGCATTCATGATGTATGCGTAAAAAGAATTCATCAACTACGAGAGATCATGAAAACAGAAATCGACTTAGACAAATTACCGGACGGCTGCAAGAGCCATCTGCTGGCCGAAGCGGAAGAAGGGTTGAAGCCTTCGGAGGCTATTATCCGCATCATTGAACGAGAATCTTTCCGCAGGGGATTCCGTGTTCATCTGACCACGGCCCGCGATCTCCCCCGCCCGAAGAACCCCAAGAAGCCGGCAGCCTAATGGAAGAAGCTCTGATCGAAGAATTGAAGCTGCTCGGCTGGCACGAGCTTTAACCCGGTTTAACAAACGATAAATACCATGCAAAAGAAATTATTAGAAACAGTCTACGATGGTTTTGAAAACAAGCCGTCCCCCGAAAACCCTTTTCTTCCGGGCGATATTGTACAGTTCACCTACGAAGATGATTCCATGTTGTATGAGGTCTATCAGGCCAGGCTTGATAGAGTCCTGTTGATTCCTCAGGGGACTTACTGCACAGATGCGCCAGCCTGGACGCTTAAACTGGTGCAGAGGGATCCCACTGTATTGAATAGAAGGGGAGGGCATGCCCGTGTCCGTATTGGGCATGCTTTATTCTCTCATACTCAAAAGCAGGAACAATGTATTGCTCTTGTCCATCGGGGGTTCCTGTTGAAATGGTTGCCACGGTTGTTTCCTGCCCTCTTGGCGGTTCTATTCGTATTTGGTCGAGGAAAGCACAGATAACTTCATCCGGCCGCCAATATCCGTGAATTCCGAAAACTTCTTTAGGCTCAACCCAGCGATAAGAATAAAATTCTATTTTCGAACGCATAACTTTAACAAACTAAAACGAGATAAACAAGAAATCAACAATGAAAAAAATGACGAACGAACAATACTGGATGCGCCGCGACCGTGCCTCGAAAATGGAGGTTCTTTACGGTTGCCCGTTGAACTTTCCGGAAAACGCTCTCAAGCCCCGGCCCGGTATCGTACAGAACCTTGTCTTTTCCGCTCTGCTGGTTGGTGCCTTCACGATTGTTTATTTTATTTACATTAACATTAAGTAATTATGAACCAAGACCATAGGTTGCCTGAACAAGTGGTCAGAGACATTTCAAAAGGATTAGCTGATGTCCTGTCTCAATCATGGCCTAAAAACGCCGATGCCACATTTGCCGGTGCACCTCAAATCAACATCAATATCACTGCTCCCCCGTTGCCGTCCCGGCTGGTAAGGCTCTCCAAGTTTGCACAATGCGGACTATTTGCCAAAGGTTCTGAACCGAGCCGGGCCATGTTGGAAAGCGCCGACGGTAAAAAACTGCTTCCGATTGTCAAATGTGGCGGAGTGCTTTACGTGGACCTGAATCGGGTTACAACCGCCATTATTGAACAACTCTCTGATACAACGACCGGAAAGCGCTACCGCAAAACCGGTTCGTTCAATGCAAATCTCTAACTACCTGAAAAAAGATGGCCGGGGCCAGCAGGAACTGACACCCGACCTGAATACAATCAAACAAGGAAATAATATGAATCTATTACAAAACATCAAGCGCGGAGTGCAGCAGCGGCCGCAGCGTGTCATCATCTACGGGCCGGAAGGCGTGGGAAAATCCACGCTGGCGGCCGGGCTGCCCGCCCCCCTCTTCCTGGACACGGAAGAAGGAACCCAGCACATGAATGTGGACCGTATCCAGGTAGACCACTACGGCGCCATGCTGGAAGCCCTGCAGGACATCTACAAGGAAGCCCGGAACGGAAGCCTCCCCTACCGGACGCTCGTCGTCGACACGGGAGACCGCCTGTGGGACATGTGCGCCCGCCAGGTCATCAGGGACTACAACGCCTCCCCCAAAGACGGAAAAATCTCCTCCATTGAAAGCATCGGCTATGGGAAAGGGTACGCCCAGGCCAGCGAAATGTTCGTCAACCTGCTTTCCGTCTTTGACAACTGCCGGAACGCGGGGCTGCACATTGCCGTCATCTGCCACTGCCGCGTGGAAACGGTGAACCCTCCGGAAGGGGAAGCCTACACCATGTACACCATCAAAATCAACGCTCCGGCCAAACAGGCCATCACCGCCAAGGAAAAACTCAAGGAATGGGGGGACGCCATCCTGTTCTGCAACTACGTGACTACCTTCACGGACGGAGGCAAGGCCAAAGGCGGAGAACTGCGTGCCGTCTACACGGAGCACCGGGCCACCTGGGAAGCCAAAAACCGGCACGGGATGCCTGCGGTCATGGCGATGGACGCCGGGGAAATCTCCCGCCTGTTGTTTGGAACGGGCTGCGAATTTTCCGGGAACGCTCCGGCCGGCGAAAAACAGGAGCCTCTTCCCGCACAACAGGAAAAACCGGATCCCTCCCTGGCGGACCAACTGGCCGCGGTCATCAACGACGTGCCGGGAGCGCTGAACTTCCTCGCGTACAAAAAGGAAATCCAGCCGGGGCAGGGCCTTGAAGCCGTCTCGGAAAAATTCGCCTCCTTCATCCTCTCCGCCCCCGACCGGTTCAACACGGCCGTTCTGCAGCACAACACCCCGACCGCCCGATGAAACCCGTCACCTGCATCAACGTCGCCCGCGAAACCGGGCATGCCGTCCTCTCCCTGGACGGAGCGGAATACGCCGTCAACCTGGACGACCTGCAAAAAATCCTCTCTGACATTGCCGGACTCCGTCCGGCACCGTCCACGGAATTATTGAGGCCGTCCCTGCTCCCCAAGCTGGCGCAATGTCCCTGCTTCATCTCCTCCCCCGACGCGGGGGAAGCGGCCCAGCGGGGAACCCGGATGGACGCCGCCTTCCGGGACCTGCTCATGGGCGTGGACGAATTCAGGGCGTGTGAACACCTGCAAGCCGATGAAAAGAAATCCATCCTTTGGGCAGTGAAAACGGTCCGGACGCTCTGCTCCGGAGAAGAGGTCATTGCCGACAAAAACCGCTGCGCCTTCCCGCAATGGCACCCCCGAGTGACAGGCGGGGAAGCGGACTGCCTCTGCCCCGCGCTGGGCAAACTCATCGACCTCAAAAGCGGCCAAATCCGCAACTACTGGGAACAGCAGGCCTCTTACGCGAAATCCTTCATGGAACGGGAATTCCTGGATGAAATCACCTGCCACCTCCTCTTCTGCGACCAGCAGCAAATCGTCACCCGGAAATTCACCTACCGGGAAGCAATCTCCATCGTCAACGACGTGGTGGACTCCGTGGATCGCGGCGGTGGGCCGCGCCTCTGCGACTACTGCGGCTGGTGCGCCTCGCAGGACACCTGTCCACTGCGGAACCGGGCGGCGCAGGAAATGCTGTCCCTGGCGGAAGCCGGAACGCTGGAAGCGAGCTTTGCCGAAATCGCAGAAAACCCTTCCAGGCTGGCGGAATTCGTCACCAAGGCCGGAATCCTGGAATCCTATGTCAAAAAAGGAAAAGAAAAAATCCTCGACTACCTCAACAACGGAACGGAAGTCCCCGGATTCAGGCGCGTCTCCCGGAAAGGCACGGACACCGTCGCTCCGGAAGACGTGGCCAAATACGCCACCTGGATTGGCGTGCCGAAACTCCTGAAATCCTATGGCCCGCTCAAGGCGGACATCTTCCGCGCCCTGTTCGCGGAAGCCCTGCCGGAACAACAATTCCCGGAAGAACTGGTCAGGACGGGGGCCGGATCCTCCTACGTCAAAAAAATCTCCGTCTCCAAAATCACAACCAACAAATAACCATTATGTTCAGTTATATTTCAGAAGGCGAGCCCGGCGAATACGGATTCCTCCCCGCGGGCGTCTATGAAGGAAAAATCGTCAAGATGGAAGAAGGAATTTCCCAGGGAGCCAAAACGCGGGGATGCCCGCAGCTGGCTGTCCACATCAGGGCCTTTGGCCCTGAAGGGGCGGCGACGGTGCGTCACTACCTGACCGCCTCGAAAGACCTGGCCTGGAAAATCGACCTGTTCGTCAAAAACGTAACCGGGAAGGTATTTGAGGCAGGCCAGCAGGTCATCATCAACCCGGCGGAATACCTCGGCAAGCCCTGCTACGTCCGGCTCAGCGTCAAACGGGGAGACAAGCCCAGGGCGGACGGGAGTTATCCCGAATTCAGCAACTGCGAAGACGTGCTGGGGCCGGACGAAGCCCGGGCCATCATGGCGGCGCAGGACAGGGTAGCGGCGGGGCGCGGCAGCGCGTCCCTACCTCCGCGCCCGGCGGATCTGCCGGCCAACAACCACATGAGCGCCACGGCGGGACCGCCGGCGGAAGAAGACGAAATCCCCTTCTAATCAACAATGATGAGCGCGCGAACGGAACACGAAAAAGAAACCATCCTGGAAGCCGTCCGCATGGCCTTTGATGAATTCGACGACTACGAAGACATCAGGCGCCAGGCGGCGGAAGACGAATCCGATTTCAGCCTCTCCATCAGTGTCAAAATCCCTGACGGGGAACAGAAAGTCTGTGTGAAAGTGTCAGGCTCCATCAAGAAAACAGCTGTGGCGAATGCCTGGTTTGAGGACGACGGCCAGCTGAAGCTGGACTTCGACGCCGAATCCCAGGCCCGGGAAATAGAAAGGAATTCGAAAGCGTCATGAACAAGCCGATGACCATCATGCTGCCGATCGTTCCCCCGACGAAAACGCACCAGAACAAAAAAATCGTCCATATCGGGGAACACGCCAAACTGGCGGACACGAAAGAATTGAAACTGGTCATCAGCGATTACCTGACTCTGCTGAAACCTTATCAACCGGCCCGGCCCCTGACGGGGCCGGTCTCCCTGAAACTGGCTTTCGTCTGGCCCTACCGCAAAAGCGAGCCGAAAAAAAAACGGATCGGGCTCATTCCGAAAACGACCAAACCGGACTGGGACAACCTGGCCAAAACCCTGCAGGATGTCATGACCCGGTTGAGATTTTGGGAAGATGACGCCCAGGTCTATTCCGCAAGCGTGGATAAATGGTGGGGTGAAGAGCCGCAAATAACAATCACCGTGCAGGAAGGATCAGAGCCATGAAACGGAACCCTCACATCATCGTCCAGCAGGTCTGCCCCATGAAGAAAACCGACGATGGGAAATATGAAGTTCAGGCCGCGATTGTGCACCACAAAGGGATTATCGCCCGCTATCGCATGGAGTACCCCACGAAACGGCATGCCCGGTGGGCGCAGCACCTTATTTGCACGACAAGGAATCATACACGTCTACGGGTATTTGATGAATTAAGGGCCATCATTGACGGAAAGGAGGCCAGTAATGATTAACATCCTATTATCCGTCAGGCGGCCTTTCTCCGGTCTTATCATGGACGGGCAAAAGACATGGGAACTACGTCAAAATGTGCCCCGTGTCATGAAACGAGAGCACGTCACTCTTTGGCTTTACGAATCCGGCAAGGATGGAGAGCGGACAATCATTGGCAAATGCCGGATGGTTTCCTTTGCGCTCATAACCCACATGCCATTCGGGAAAGCTCTTGGATTATTCATCAAAGATGCTTGCGTCTCTAAAACTCACCTGCGTACCTATCTCCCTTGCTTTGCCTGGGGCGTTCAGGATCCCGTGCGGCTCCCTCATGCTGTACCACTCTCTGCCATTGGCCTGACCCGTCCGCCGCAGAGCTGGCAGTATCTTACCCCGGAACAGGCATCTATTTTGGAAAGGAGGTTCGCATGAAGATCATGCCCTGGACGCCATGCCAAAAGGCGCGCATCGGCTATTGGAAGGCATACAAAAGACTTGCGGAATTCCGCCGGGAGTATGCCGACTATGAGTGCTTGTGTTATATGCCGTGGAGGCACGAGCTGCGCAGAGCGCCCCTGACCGGAAAAAAATATCATCTTGGAGAGCTGGCGCTCGCCGCAAAGCATGCTCATTTGATTTTGGATGCTTGGGAAAAGAGGCAAATCCTTAGGAAAGGAAGCCGGCAAGAAGATTGAATCCTGTGGATGAACTACAACCCCCAACTGACGCTTTTTTATTATGGAATTCATCAATATCCCAACAGCCTTGTTTTCCAGCCCCGAATATATCGGGGCGGAACCCATACAGCGCGCCACCTGGATCTCTCTGCTGGCCTGGTGCTGCGAACAGGAAAACGGCGGCATTATTGAGGGCTGCCGCTCCTGGGGCATGCGCCGCTGGATGCAGACCTGCGGCGTGACGGATCAGGAAATCAGCGTGGAAAACGAACTCTACCACTTTGACGGCGACAATCTCGTCGTATTCGGCTATCCGCATGAAATTCAGGCAAGCGTGCAAACGCGCCGGAAGACCGCCCGTGAAAATGGAAAACTTGGGGGGAGACCCAGGAAAACCGACATTGGAACCAGTGTAGAAACCGAAAAGGAAACCCACGAAAAACCAACGTCAGTTATTTCCGAAAACCCAGAAGAAACCCAGTCGGTTTTTTTTAATAACCCAGACATAACCCATGAAGAAACCGTAAGGAAGGAAGGGAAGGAAGGAATTCACCCCCTTACCCCCTCTCCATGCACCGTGGAGGAAGTCGAAGCTCATTTGCAGGCCGCGGCTTTTGCGGGGCGTGTGCGTTTGGCTCCCGACCAGATACCGGACTGCGCCACGGCCTACTGGGGAAGTAGGGACGCCGTCAACTGGACCCGCAACGGCATCCCCGTGACCAAATGGCAATCCGACGCCATCAGCTTCGCCACCAGCTACGCCCTCAACCATCCGCCGCCTCCTGAAAACGGAGACCCCTATTCGAACCTTCAGGAACTCTAACCCCCAACAACTTCAACAACATGATCGACTCGCAGACAATCATTGACGCCGAAAAACTGGTACTCTCCCGGGCAATGGACGGCGCCCAGGCATTGGCGGACCTCCGGGACAAGGGCATCAACCGCCAGACATTCAGCCTCCCGGCGCACCAGCAAATCTGGACGGCCCTGGAAACCGTCGCCGGCACGGGAGGAACCGTGGACGCCCTCACCGTCATCGCCCGCCTTGAAGCCCAGGGCCAGCTTGACGCCGTGGGAGGACACGCCGGAGTCGTGGAAACGGCCACCTACGGAGCCCTTGCCCGGTACAAAACCGCCGCCGCCCTGGAAATGGTCACGGAAGCCGCCAAAAAACATGCGCTGCTCGCGTTTGCCACCCGGATGGCGGAAGCTGCCGGCGATCAGCTCAAAAGCGCGGAAGAAGCCCTTGATGAAGCCGAACGCGGCATGTCCGCCCTGCGGGACCGGTGCGGCGTCCGCCAGACCGAAACCATCCGCGGGGCCGTGGGAGCCATCATTGAAAACCTGCAATGGCGCATGAACAACCCTGGAGCCATCAAAGGGATTTCCTCCGGATACCGCCGCCTGGACCTGACCCTGGACGGCCTGCAGCCCGGCGCCATGATCGTGCTTGCCGCCCGGCCCGGAGTCGGGAAAACCGCCGCCCTGGTCAATATCCTCACCAACATCTGCCTTGAGGGAACCCCCGTGGGCATGTTCAGCTTGGAAATGCCGAAATCTCAGCTCCTGGAACGTGTCCTCTACGGCATGGCCGGCATCAACTCCGACGACATCCGCCGCGGCAAGCCGATGACGATCGGACAGCAGCAGCATTTCACGGCCGCCGTCAGGAAAATCACGGCCGCTCCGCTGCACATCGACGACGAAAGCTCCCTCACCATTGACAGCATCAGAGCCCGCAGCCGCCGGATGGTCCGGGAACACGGTGTCAAATGCATCGGCGTGGACTACCTGCAGCTGGTGCGCTCCACGACCCAGCAGGCCCGGGGAAGCCGGGAACGGGAAGTCTCGGAAATCTCCGCCGGCCTCAAATCCCTGGCCAAGGAACTCAATATTCCCGTCCTGGTGCTGGCCCAGCTCAACCGTGACGTGGAAAAAAGAGCCGGGAACGCCCAGGGCAAACCGGTCGTTTCCGACCTGCGCGATTCCGGCTCCATTGAGCAGGACGCCGACCAGATCATCATGATCCACCGCCCCTACATGTACAAGCCCGACAAGCACGACCCCACGGAAGCGCAGTGGATCATCGGCAAAAACCGCTTCGGACGGCTGGGACACATCCCGTTCCGCTGGACGGCAGAACTCACAAAATACGAAGAAGAGCCTAATTACCCTGCCAATAAATCATGAAAAAACTAGACATTATTACTCAACCCTGCGGATCTCATGCCTTGAGAATATCCCTTTATTTGGGACCCAAGCGCAAAAGAATGAGAATTTGTATCGGATTGGAAACACACGATTACATGGAAGCCCAGCGCCGAGCATTGCTTCTTCTCCGCTATAATAAACGCCTTGGAATTTATGACCGGGAAATCCCGGAAGAATCGGAAATTACATATCCTGAAAAAACGGATGACTTACCCTTGTTTCGGGACGACAATGAAATTCAAAGCGAAAATGGTAACTCCCGTTGATATATTCCGGCGCAAAAAGATAGATGCTCGCCCCATGTCCACACGCGAACGGGCTATGCTGCCCGCCGCAGAACGGGTGATTTCTATTTTTACGGCGGACGTTGAAAAAGCGCAGTTTCTGCAACGCCTCGCCGACATGCTTGACGACTTTTTATCCGGTAAAAAGCAGGAGATCATACTTCCGGACGGTACGTCAACAACGGTGGGCGTGATGCAGGGGAAAGCCGACTTTATAGCCAAGGCCCGCGCTTTTATGGCCGCAGAAGGAATGGCAGCGGATGCGGGAGACAACCGCATTACCAACATCGGCGCCCGTTCCCGCCTGTCTTTGATCTTTGACACGATGACCCGCTGCTGTTATGGGCAGGCCCGCTGGGAAAGCGGCATGACCCCGGAAATGCTCTACGCCTACCCGGCGTGGCGTTTCGTCCGGCATCCGGGTGCCAGGATGCCCCGTCCTTTGCATGTACTCAATGAAGGAGCCGTCCGGCTTAAGACGGACTTCCAATTTTGGGCCGTCGAGATGAATTCTCCGGCGATAGGCGGCTTCCTGCTGCCCTGGCCTTTGTACGGCTTCAACTCATGGATGGATATTGAAAGCGTATCTCGAGCCGAGTGTATCAGATCTGGCCTGATTGCCCCCGACTGGGTTCCCGGCCCGGTGGACATGTCCCGTTTCGGGGCAACGCTGCCGGAGCGTCTTATGAACCGGTCGGCCTCCGTCCAGAAAGTGAAAGACCCGGCTCTTGCCGCCCGGCTTCGGGAGAGCCTCAAAAAGCGCCTCGGAGCTGACGCCTTGGACAGGGACGGACGGCTTGCCATCCCGGCCCATGAACTCGTCCAGCGTATGCAGGGCCAGGCAGGGCAGGGAAGCCCGGCTGGAATATCACCGTTGCAAATGACGTTTGATTTGTTCAACCCGGAAAGAAAGGATTCTGCTATGGCGGACTTGATGAAAAAATCTGGCTTGAGACCACGCGGGGAGGCGACACTGGAACAGGTGGAGGCTTTCATGAATGCCCTGAAAACTCGCCATCCGGAGCGGGATTGGGTCAACGAAAAGGTGGAGAAAGGCATTACTGATAAATTCCGTCCTATGGCAAAGGAAACTATCCATAAAAACATGAACGAATTCATGCGGATGGTAGATCCTGAAATTTTGGACAACCTGCCGTCTCTCAATTCCGTTAATAAGGAGTTAAATTTTGGAAACAGGGGGAGCTATAACCCCATAACCCGGACCATTTTTTATTCCAGCGGGGAAGAGTTCGACAAAGATAATCATTTCCATGAACTGGCACATTGGCTGCATTTTAATGCAGAAGATGCAAAAAAGAAGAAGCTTGGCGATTATTTCCAGAAGAGGATCAAGGGCGAGAAAAAGGGGCGCCTTCTGTGCGGTACTAATGGTTATTCCGACCATTTTGCACCGTCATTTGAACGATGGGATGATTATGCCGGGAAAGTTTATGGGCGGGAACCCGTTGACGGCATGCCTTACGGAGTGGAGATGCCTACACGCCACCTTCAAAAACTGGCTTTGTCTCCAGATGAGTTCCTTCGATATTGGAATGATACAAGAGACGGCAAACATTACTGGCGCATGGCGTTTTTAAGAAGTTTAACCTTAATGTTCAAATGAATAAAAAAACACTGGAGTTATATCGGGAATATCAGTCAGGAAAGTTAGAAGTTAACGAACTGATTAGTCAACTTGCTGATTTGTGCGAAAAGGGAGAATGCAAGGTAGAAGAACTAATTGTCGCAGAAATGAAAGCCGGCATTTGTATTATACCAACTTTGGCTGACGGAGTTGAACTGGAATTGTATTTCCGAAAACATCCGGAAATGAGAGGAAAAATCTTTTTAGAATGAAGAAAAAATCCACCATTCCACCGAAGAGAACAGGACGCCCGACCAAATATACGGACGCCCTGGCGGATGAAATATGCAGACGCATTGCCGAAGGGGAAATGTTGATGCAGATTGTACGGGATGAGCACATGCCGGAACGTAAGACAGTTTATAACTGGATGAATGAGCATGACGACTTTTTACACAACTACGCGCGCGCGTGCGAGATGTCGGCGGATGCCTTGGTGGAAAAGGGCCTGGAAATACTTGACGGAAGCAGCCCCGATTGTGCGCAGATGGACAAAAATAGGGCCGAATACCGTAAATGGCTGGCCGGGAAGAGAAATGCCCGTTACGGGGAACGGCAGGCAGTGGAACTCACCGGGGCCAATGGGGGGCCTGTGGAGATGATCACGGAATGCGACGAAGACAGAATAGCTTCCGTCATGGACAGAATTGAATCCATCCGCAGAAAGAGGGCGGAAGAAGAGAATGGCGGAACGGTGTGATGACATAGTATCCCGGTGCCGTTTACGGCTGGCTGAATTCGCCGTTGCCGTGCTGGGGCTGGACCCCTACGACTGGCAGATCAACACCTATGAGGACATTAACGATTACCGGCGCACGGCCGTTGTAGCGGCTAACGGTTCAGGCAAAACTGTTTCCCTGGTAGGTCCTGTTGTACTGTGGTGGCTGTATTGCTTTCCACGCGGACGTGTTGTTCTTACGTCCGGTTCCTGGCGGCAGTTAAAAACCCAGCTCTGGCCCGCAATCCGTGCTTACCAGTCTCATCCGGCATTCCGGGGTTGGAAATGGAACCAGATGGAAATTTTGACTCCGGAAGGAGGCTTTACCTCTATATTTTCTACCAATGATGAACAGAAGGCGGAAGGGTATCACGCGACGGCGGCAACGCCTGTCCTTTATATCGTGGATGAAGCGAAAGGCGTTCAGGACGGTATTTTTGAGGCGGCGGACCGATGCACCGCCACCCGGTACCTGTATCTTTCTTCCCCCGGTTCCGCTATGGGGAAGCATTACCGCTGCTTTCACGACGAGGCCAAAAACTGGAGGCGAACCAAGGTCACGTCATACATGTGTCCCCACATCCGTCCGGAAAAACGTGCGGAAGACCTGGAAACCTACGGGGAATCCCATCCCCTCTACCGTTCCATGCATCTTGCGGAATGGACGGAAGGGGAAGACATGCTTGTCATTACTCCGGAACAACTGCGGCATGCGATAGACCATCCTCCGGCGTTCAGACCGGGCGGACAATGGGCCGCTTTAGATTTTGCCGCCGGTCGAGATGAAAATGCCATTGCTGTACGAGAAGGAAACCTTGTCAGACTGGACCAGGCGTTTAGACAATCCAGCACGGTACAGGCCCGGCGCCGGATGGCAAACCGCCTCAAGGAACTCGGCATTGAAGCACATAATGCGTGGGGAGACTCGGACGGCCTGGGACTGCCTATCGTCCAGCAAATGGCCGAACCGGTTGAAAGCGGCGGGGACGGCTACCGTATCAAAGAGTTCCGAGGAGGATTGCCCGGGGAAGACCCGGAACATTATCTGAACACCATTTCCGAAGCGTGGATACTGGGGGCTCGCGACATCGTCAACGGAAAGATCCGCATTGATGAACTCGACCCGGTCACATTCCGCCAGATGACTACACGCCAGATGGAATGGGATCAGAAGGGCCGCCTCCGCGTCATGTCCAAAGAAGACATGCGGGGAAAGGGCTTGCATTCCCCGGACCGGGCCGATGTGATTTTCATGGCTATTTGGGCCGGCCGTTCCTCCCGTGGCATTTGGACGGAGGAAACGGATGTGTACACGCCTCCGGACACGGAAGGGTGGTATTATGACTCTTGGGCGGAAGGTCCTGTCTCTTGCGAAATTTGAAACTCATATCCAGTCCCGGTTATTTACGGATTTGAGGATTGCCGCATCATATTTTCATGAGGCAAGCCGCCAACTACAACATACACGCCACGGAATCCCTGCCGCAGTCTCTTGCGCTGCATTTTATTTCTCCATCCGGTGAGGATATGGACATCAGCGGCATGACGCTACGCGGAGCGGTAGTACAGGATGGGGTGATCATGTTGGACTGTGCCGTTACGGGGGCGAGTGCGGCATTGGTGACATGGCCGAGGCTGGCCGCCGGATGCGGCGCTTATGATATTTTTCTGACCGACGCATCGGGCAAAGAATACCCCTTGTTGAAGGGAGCCGTGCATGTCGCGCCTCGTATTACGCCTCCGGATGGCTCGGAAAAGGCCGCGGCTGTGTCCGGAGCTCTTGATGTCTCCATCTCCGAAACGGAAGACGGCTCCGTGACCATTGTGGAAAACCCATCCATTGTGGTCGAGGAACTTGTACGACAGGCCGAAGCGGCCCGGGATGAAGCAAAGCGGCTTGTGGAAACGCTGGAAGGCCAGGTGGAAAGCGGGGAATTGGTCAATGAGGCTGTAACGAATAAATTGCCGGATGCGCTCAAGGAGGCGGGCGTGGAATTGGAAGCGGCAACCGGGCAATCCACCTTATCCAGCGGAAACGTCGCCGACACCTGGACCATCGTCGGAGGCTACGCGATGACGTGGGGAGACGAGATACTGGCCGGGCATTTGCCCGACAGCTGCCGCCTGACGAGTATTTCAACCGTGTATTTTTTCACCGACCCCGCCCTGAATCAGTATTGCCTGCGGATTTGGCGGCTGACGGACGGAGCTTACAGCCTGATTGGCACCTCCGCCTATGTGTCCAACCTGTCCAGCGGCCAGACGGCCACGTGGGTATTTACGCCGGGCGTTATATTGCAGCGCGGAGACAAAATCATCATCCAGGTGTGCGAGGGGACGGAGATGACACCCTACGCGCTGGGCATGCACGCTGTCCTGACCCCTTCCGTCCCTGGGCGCGGTCTGGTGACGGAGGTGGCCAACCCGCCCACGGTGAATGGCACGATGGCCCCGCTGATGACCGTGGTGGTGGACTATGACGACGGCATCACCCTGGGAGGAATGGAGCTGGCTACCGCGCGACAACTGGACAGCCTGGGGCGGGATGTGCGCCAATCTTCCGCGACCGCCGAGGCTGCGGCGCGGACGGCTGGCCAGTCCGCCGCTGCCGCGTCCACGGCTGCCAATAATGCCGCAACCTCCGCCACCAATGCGGCCAACTCTGCAACAGCGGCGGCTAATGCTCTGGCGGCCATGCCGCAGGTGGACGCATCCGGCAACATGACGCTGGCCGGAGGTCTGACGGCGGCGGGGGCCGTCAACGCCAACGGAGGCATCAATATTCCGCTTGCCGTGGGGGCGCCAACGGACACGGCGGCGGTTAATCGTTTTTTGGCTATGGGGCTGGCAGGAGCCGTGCAGGCGTTGATTCAGCCTCTATATCTTAAAACCAGCTCCATGCCCGTAGTGGGAAGCGGCAGCACCTCTGTTCAATATGCCGGACTTTATGCAACCAGTTCAACGTCGGCAGCTTCCGGTTCTCCTGCACACAGTACGACCACGTTTACCTTTGAAGGGCCGCAGGGTCAGCATAATTACAGTTCTTTCGCGGGATTTTCGATACCGCTGTCCGGTTCAACAGCGTCCAAATTTACCTTTGGATTAGGCCGTGGATCAAAAACGGTAAGAGGCGGCCTGACGATGGATTCATTTTCCATGATTCCGGGCAATAATCTGGCCGTCAATTACGGAGAGATTATCGACATCACAACCACAGCGGTTCGTGATTCTGTCCGGGGAGGTTACGTGCTTAGAGTGCGGGAGATTTATTACGTCTCTTCCGGTGGTTCATGGCAGGTGAAAACTACGGAAAGTTTTATTCCCGCAACTCAAAACCACCCATTTCCCGCCTGCCTCAACAGGCTCATTTTCATGCAGGAGGGGCTTTCAAGCATGTCGTCATACGAGGGGAAAGCGTCACTTTATATTGAGCTGGGGGGAGGTCAGACAAACACCTTGTTCAAAATAGCCGCCCTCAGAGGTGTTTCAGGATTCGAAGACGGCATGGGGTTCAGCACGTTGGTGGCGGATGTAGAAAATCCCAATTCCTGGACATCCTCGGTTCGCACGGGAGCAGGCAATCGCTACCTTTATGCCAATGGATTGATCAATCCAATGTACGCCGCATTGGAAGCAATGGCCGTCAATGCCATTGAAACCGAGGAAACCGCTGATTTTGAAGATATTAACATACCTCTCTAATCATGAATAACGCAGAGATACAGATTCAGTTTCCGCAGCCTGGTAACTGGCAGGAATTCACCCTGACGGCCATTTACCCGGACGAGGAAGGGTACACCCGCATAGACCGCTATCAACAGAATGATGTACCAGAGGAGCAGACCCCGGCCATGGCCGCCGTAGTTGCTGCGCTGGTGGGATTGGGTGAGGATTGGCAGGCCGTCCAGGTGTGGGCAACACAGGATTGGTATTACCCGGATCCTGCCAATGAGGATGACCCCATTGTGGGAGTGGAGGCGGTGTATCTGGCCGTGGAGGCCGTTAATCCCCACGGGGGGCGCAGGATTTTTACGGACCGCGATTACCCGGAGTTCATCATTACCGCCCCCGCCGCCGTGGACTTTTTCAAACACTTCACTACCCCCAATCAATAACAACCATAATCATATGACTACTAGTAATAAATGCAATCACGCCTTGGAAATTGCCGAGGATATGTATAACGCCTATGCCGACGGCAAGGACCGCTACAAGCACCAGCCGATGGTGAAATACGCCGACCTGCCGGACGACGATAAAGCCGGCTGGCTGAACGTAGCAGAACAGGCCCTCCCCATCATCGGCAAGCATGCTATGGAAGATGTTAAAAACTACCTCTCCGGGCAGGCCAAGACCTCCACCGGCTTGCGGAAGTGGCTCTACTTGGCCGGGGTGGGCATTGTCGGTGCTGTCCTTGGCGGCCTGGGAATGTCCCTCTCCGGCTGCGGCCATTCCGTGGACGTGACGCCGGGCCGCACGGAGGTATGCAAGGACGGCTCCTGCCTCGTCATTGAGCAGGGGCATATTTCCTATTCCCAGGCCCAGCCGGAAACGGACGTTCCGCCCGTCGTGCAATCCCTGAAAAAGTAAGATCATGTGCCAGCCGATAGATTGGGTTCTGCGTGTGGTCAATACTGTCCGCGCAGTTTTGGACGGCAAGAACGGTATCTTGACGCTACTGATTGTCGTTCTCATGAGTGGGTTTGTCGGCATGGCACTTATTTACAACGATTTCAAGAGCTTTCTGGCAGAGCAGACCAAAAACTACGCTATTCAGACGGAGGTCTTGAGGACAATAGACCTCCGTCTTTCCAACCTCGAACAACAAACTCATAAATAATATGTTTCACAAATATCATGTAAGCTTTTTATTCGATTCTGGAGAACACATCAAAGAGCTTATTTCCTGGCTCGCTAATGCTCCTGATACTATTGCTCTATCTGAAAAACACACAAACATTTTTGAAAGAAACCCCAATCAAGGACGCTCTTTTTCAGATGCTCTCCACGCTTTGAAAAGTGGTAAGGGAGCTAGACTGGAGGGGTGGGCCCCGGATGTTGTGATCCGCGCTCAGTTCCCGGACGAGCACAGCAAGATGAATGCTCCCTACCTGTATATGGAATCCCCTTTCGGGCGGGTGCCGTGGAAGGAAACGTTCATCGAATTGTTTTCTGAGGAGTGGGAGATTGTCGATTAAACTGTTTCCATTTTGGATACAGTTCTAACCACTTCTAACCGAAATAACTTATAACTATGAACACTACAGAAAGAAAGATGGCCGCGGCTATCCTCCGGTTTGAAGACAGCCGCGTTACCGGGCCGGATTCCCTGCGCGTTTCCCGCCTTC